TCTTTCTTGAGAATCTCTTTCTTCTCTGCCAAATCAACCAGACCCGAATGTGGGCTCATACCAGTGGAGTAAGGAATCTTAACCTGCATACCTTCAAAGGGTTTAGCATAGCGTGTTTTCATCACTTTACAGCCTGCACGAATGCCCATGACATCGGTGATCTTGTTGCCATCTTCGTCTTCTTTGAGTTTCATTTTCTTCATAGCAACCACGATACTGCTTGCATAGATAAAACCTTGACCACCAGAGATCTTGTCATCTGGGTCAAACATGTCTTGACTGGCATAAGTGTGATTGGTAGCTACCAGACCCACATTGTAACTGCCAAACATGTTGACAGAGTTACGAACAAGACTTGTCAGTGCCTTGGGTTTACGACCCATGTCACCTTTCATGTCACCTGCTTCGAACTGATTCACATCAGTCGGAGTCAACAACATGCCCAGGCTGTCGATAACCCATAGCACTTTCATTCGTTCGCCTTCTGGCAATGCTTTGTAATCTGTCATGAATGTGGAGATTGCTTTGGCAACATCGTCGATCATGCTCATGTTGAGTTTCAGCAACTTGTCTGGGCCTGTGTCAACTCCCAGTGCATGTAACCACGCTTCGTCAAGTGCATTTTCTGTGTCAACGAGAATAACAAAGATGCCTTGATCTTGTGCGTTCTTTACAATGTTGCCACTACAGATATAACTCTTGCCTGCGCCGGATTCACCGGCAAATACTGTAACTTTACCAAGAGGAATACCTTTGTTAAAGTCTCCACTGATAAGATAGTTCAACGCATAGTTGCCTGTACTGATCCAATCTGTTGGATCATTAAAGCCGATACTCAAGCCCTGAATGCTTTTTGTAATGTCCTTGCGGAACTTTGAGATGTCAAATGGTTTTGCCATTATATTTTTCCTTTAAAAATTCTAAAACTACATCGGCGATTTTAGAGTGCCCATCTTCGACAGGGTGTGATTCAACTAGCTTACAATCTTTAATTAGTGCTTGATATGTTGACGTGGATATAAACATGCTGCGATCAATTGCGGCTGTTAATAATTTTACTGTGTTGAATTTATCTTCGACACGACGGTCATCCATATTATCATATAACACCGGATTAAATTTTAAAATTTGTTTAAATTTATCCAATGTGATATCAAACAATAAGTTGTTTTCAAACGTGTCCAAAAAATAACAGTTAGTATCCCGAGATTTAGCTGTAATCTGCAGAGAAATAATCATTCTTAGCATGTCTGTGTAATTTTTGTATCCGTTAAAAAACTGCTTAAAGACGTATTCTGTTTCTTTTGTTTTTACGCCAGGAATATGTTGGTAGATACGACCAGGCTTTTCACCATATCCGGATCCAGTTTCCATTCTTGTCCATGAAGTAAGAAAAACCAAAACTAAGTTGTTGCTAGAATCCAGTAGGCCATCGAATGCTTTTCTGTAAATTCTATAATTGCTTGACCCAGCCCTGGATTTATCGATTAGTCTGTAATTTAATTTTGATGCTACAAGATTAGGCCACCCATTGTTTCGATGGCCTAATCTTTCCTCTAGTGGCCAGCAACTTGTCCAACTATCGCCGCTGACTAACAGTGTTGACATCAATTACTTTTGCTGACGAGCTCTAATCATGGCCAAAATATCTTCGGCTTTCTGTGTTGATTTTGGAGCAGCAACAGGTTCAGCAGCAAAAGATTTTTCCGCTACTTCGACATCGTTGTCAAAGTCTGATTCCGCAACAGGTGTTGCCTTTGTTGCAGGTGCTGCGTGAGCAGCAGCGTGAGCAGCAGGTGCCGAGTCTGAGCTGCCAGCTGGTGCAGACACCCCAGCAGGACGGAAGTAAGCACTCCAACGCTCGGCATCATATGCTTGACCATCAACACTGGCTTCGAACATTTCTTTAATCACTTTGACAGCAGCAGCATCTGGTTTCTTGGGCAAGAATGTGCTCAGATCCCATAGACCGTTTGTGTCAATAGCTGTTTGTTCTTCTTCAGTCAGGGCAGATTCTTTACGAGCCCATTTTGATGTGTTGTAGTCAGCGAAGCCGCCTTTGGCTGTTTTTGTGATACGGAAATCAAGTCCACGCAGGATGTCAGTTGGCATTTCTTCCAGTTCTGGATCCATCAATGCACCTTTGATAATGGTGAACAGTTGTGGGCCGATGATGAATCTACGGATTGGGTTTGCAGGAGTTTTCTCATCGGCCATTGGGTTTTCACGCACAAAACCTTGGAAAATGTAACTGCGTTTTTTCCAGTACTTACGGCCCATATCTTCAAGACTCTTGTCCTTGAACCACCCACGAACTTCAGTAAGTACCGGACAAGTTTCTTGCCACATTTCCATGCACGGAATTTGGACATATACTTGTTTTGATTCCATTTCGCCCTTGATACCATTGAATGGCAGCCGAATCATTGCTCGTTCTTGCCAAAAGAATGTGTTCTTGGTGTTGCCGTCGGGGAGGAATCGTAGTGTAGTTGATGATCCTTCTTCCATATTCCAGTGTGGATAAATTGCGTTATCTCCACCAGTGGATGAACCACCTTTGTTGTTACCTTCGGATGCTGCGAGTCTTGCTCGGATTTCTGCTAGTGATGTTGCCATTTTAATTGCCTTTCAAAGTGTTGTAAAATGTTTTTTAAGTTGCCTGTGATACTAAAGAAAAAAGCGTATGCACTGATGTAGTGTACACGCTTTTAGTGTTAGCGTCAATAGTATTTATGACGCATTTGTTCGAATGACAAATTTACATTGGTCTAATCATTCCCGACAGTTGTTTGAGTCTGGCCAACACATCTTGCTCGACATCATCAAACTTTTGTAGTTTGCCTGAGTGCCCGTATTGACCACTCAGTGCCGAAAATTTGTCCTGATTCTCAACCACTGCTTCTTCGTCTTCGCGGAACAGATCGCGCAACTTGTTTACACCTTGCGCGCCGTATTTGAGAGCACGGTCTGTAGTTGCTTGAATTGGGTCTTGTGCAAAACTCATCGGCTTGATATCGGCCAATTTTTCATCTTCATAATCGTCACGGCCTGCATTGGCATCCATGCCATGTTGTGTATGTTGACCTTCGTCTGTTTCTTCTGGGCTGCCAAACACTGCATCTTGGGCAGCACTGCCTAGTCTAGCACCTGCTATTGCACCGCCGGGTGTTTTGGTAAGTACTGCGCCACCAACAGCGCCCAACATGCTGCCGGCAACACCTTCATTAACACCAAGATGTTGCGCCAACTGGTCGCCGACCCAGGTAAATGGATCGCCGGTGCGTGCTTTGGCTATGCCGTATGGCATGTCGCCGCTGTCCGAATAGTAGTCAAACAAGGCTTCGTACAGATCAGAATCCATATCATTGCCTGCTTCGAACTGCTTGACTTCATGTTTGAAACGATTCAGGATGTGATCAATTGTTTCTCCTGCTTCGTCTAGCACACGGCTTTCGGCCACTGGCATACCAGCATACTTCAGCATGGTGTTGAGCTCTGCGCTTTCTGCTACACCTTGTGTTTCAGGAAAGTTTGCTACAGTTTTTCGGTTGCCAGTTTCATCGGTGACTATTGCCTTGGCTATTGGTTGCGATCTGGCTGTCATGATTTCTGCTGTGGGATATTGTTTCTGTATTTTTGCAATCCACGCGTCTCTTGCTGCGTAATCTTCTTTGGAACCCATCCAAGCTGGCATTGCAAATGCCTTTCCTTCTGCTGTGGCACCTTGTTTTGGCTGTACTGTATAATGATTAAGATCAAGAACAATAGTGTCTTTTCCCAGGTCCTGAATTGTGCGCTTGCCGTATATTTTAAGTGTGACTTTACCGGGAGCAACGGCTAATACTGTTCCTGGCGTTGGCATCATTTTTGATCTAGGATCACTATGACGCCATAACACATCATCACCTACTTTAGGGGTATAATCTGTGCCGGCGGCAGCTGGTTGTGAAACAGGTGCGGCAGGCTGTGCAGCAGTCGCTGCGGGCTTTGCTGCAGGATTACGGCTTGCTGCCATTCTTGCACGAGTATCATCTAATACGCCTTCAGTCACATACTTAGCGT